CCCGGTCCAGTACCTACCGCTGGCAGGTTAGACGAAGAGTATACACGGAAGCCGTGGAAGTTAGCTACAGCTAGACCATTACGTAGTCCACCTGATTCACCAAAATCTGCATTCATGAAGCGTGAATCTTCATCAGCAAGGATTTCCATGAATACTGGATCAACTACAAGCCAGCGACCTTGTGAGTCAACCTGTTGCTGATCAAGCAAGCGTTTCATACGGGCAATAACCATTGCAGGAGATGCAGTAGCAGTTGGCAACGATGTTGCTCCCGGCATACGTGCAGTCAACGGAATGGAGTGAGTACCAGCAGAGGTAGTAGTGATGTTGCCAAAGTCACCCTTATGCAGTTGCATAGTAGAAAGCAGTTCGTTAGAACCTGCAGTAAGTACAGCTTTAGTACCATTAACAGAAGTGTTAAGGGCATTAGCTTGTGCATGTTTACTTGCCTGTGCATAACCAGCCATGTAGCCAAGAACTTCTTGGTCATGGTTGTCAGCAAGACGGTAAGCAGCACGGCTAGTGGCAAGATCCATGAAATTGACATGACTATGAGCTTCTTCAATGTCATCCATTTTAAAAGCAAAATAATTAGCTTTGTCAATTACAAGTGAGAAATCTTCATCGTCAAGATCTTGTGCTGTGACACTTGTGCCACGGTTATAAGTACTTACAGAAATCTCAGGTTCTTTAATAATTTGGACGGTATCACCTTGCGATGAAATCTCACCCATGTAGTCAGAGTTTGTGATGTCACCACAAACAGTACTCTTGCGGAAAGCAAGCTGTACTTTTTTGGAATAGATTACAGGACTAAAATTACCGTTTGGTAAATTCCCGTGACCTGATGCGGTTGCGAAAGCCATAATAGATCCTCCTATAAAGTTTAGGCTTTTTAGCTAAACATTATCTGAAGAGGCTGATTGTTTTCTAGGGTGCACACTAAGATCAACTGGCCGGTTGATTTAATACGGGCCTATACTTAATACAGGTGGTCTTTATTTTTTGTTTGAGCTTTATTGAGGGAGTAGTAAAGAAGGTAGACCTGACGGTGGCTTCTTGTTACTACCCCTAGTTATACTAACAAATTTTGTTTTGTCAATAGTATATTAACGTGCAGAGCCAGATAAATCATAAATAAACTTACCTGATCTAATTGCATTAGTAATTGCTTCTTCTTGGTTCTCATATTCTTTAGCAGACATCTTAGCAATTTGGGACTCGGTGTAAGAACCTGCTGTCTCCTCTGCGTCAATCTTAGCTTTAGAACCTTTCTTAACAGTCTTAGCAGCAGCTTTACGTTTTGCTGCATAGTCACTCTTAGTCATACCGTTGTCAACCTTATATAGGTCAATCACACGGATAACTGAGTCAGCATCATCTGAGTTCTCATAAAGAGCATTTTGTACCCACTTAGGTTGATCATCAACCCAATCATGAAACTCATCAGCTTCACGTAGTTTATCAAAATCTGAGTGAGCTTTACGAATATTGTCTTCTGCAGATGAACGTGAGATCTCAGCTTCCTTAGCATCTAATTGTTGAAGACGGTCTTCTGCTTTATTAAACATCTCTTGAGCTTTCTTAGCAGCTATTGTTTCTACAATACTAGCTACGTCAGGGTACTCAGCAGCCCATGACTCAATGTCTTCATCAGACTTAGGTGGACGAATGTTCTCCTGACCTAAACGATTTTCTAGTGCAGCAAGTTTTTCTTCCCACTCTTTTTCTTTCTGTTGCATGTGCCTACGAACATCACCGTAACGTTTTTTAAAAGATTTTTCTTCACGGCTAAGGTCTTTGTCTTCAACTTCTTCTTTTGTAGCTTCAACCTTTTCTTCTTCTTCAGGCTTTGCTTCTAGTTCTTCTAGTTCCTTTTCATCTTCTTCTATACGATTACGATGGCGGCTATAGCTAGAGTTTACAAATCCAGCACTTTTTGGTTTTTCTATAGTTTGTAGTTCAGGCATATTGTTTCCTTTTATGTTGGGGCCAGCCGTAGCTGGGTAGCCTTATTGTTACTTTTTCTTACTTGCTAGTCCACCTTTTTTGTAGGCTTTAGTTTTCTTTTTCTTTTTGGTTGCCAATCCGCCTTTGTTAAGCCCAGTAAGAGTACCTGTTCTTGCTGCATTTTCTAATGCTTGTTTAGTTTTTTCAGCAGCAGCTTCAGTTTTCTTTTTTGCAGCCTCTCTTTCAGAGGTAGTCATATCACTGGTCCTATCTCTTTCAATTTGTCTAGCAATAACATCTGCACTAGCTGCACCAGAAGTTCTAGTAGCATCAATATTTTTTTCTCCTGTATTTACATTATAAACTTTACCTTTTCCTGCTATTGCATCCATAGATTGTTGTTTTATTTTATCTTCAGTGACTTTATCTCTTAAAAATTGTTGTTCACCTTGTTTTTGCGTTACAATAGCAAACCTACCACCAGTCAAACCTTTTAATTTAGCTATTTCGGAAAACCTTGAGATATTTTCAGAAGATTGAGAATCTTCCCAACTTAAAAAACCTAATTGTTTAGCAAGCCCATTTAATTTCCAAGTTCCTCTACTGTAGTTTTTTGCATTCTTTTTAATATACTCACCAAATTTTTTCATATCTTCAGTAAGAGTACCTGTTGCTTCTGCTAATCTATATGCTGCAGCTAAATTTGAAACACTAGTTGCTTTAGCAATTTGTCCAAGAATACCAGAACCAAAAATACTTCCTATTATTCCTTTACCAACACCTTCAGCAGCATCCATTTGAGCTTGCATATAAGCCATTGGATCATTTAAAGCTAAACCATTATCTGTTTCGTACCACTTTTGAGGATCTTCTACTGTAGGATCATCATCATCACTGTTGTCAACACTTAAATCAACAGCACACATTACACCATTCCATATGTATCCTTGTGGGCAACCACCTTCAGGTTCTGTTGGGGTAGTAGCAACAGTGTCAACTACAGGTTTAACAACGTCTAGTCCTTGTATATCTGTTGCTGCAAGTAAGGGTTGACCATAACCATAGTTAAATGGACGCCCAGTGTATCGAACAGTAGGAGTAGTAATCTTAGCTCTTTCAACATCAGCACCCTTATCATATCCTTGTACTACACCTCCAGAGTTCATGTTAGCCATCTCAGCATCAATCATTGCATCAATGTCTTGCTCTGGTCCTTGAGTCATCTGCATTGGAGGAACAGGATCACCGCCTATTCTACCATCAGCATCCATCTTTTGCAAACCTATTTTTGCTTTTGTACGTAAATCTTCAAAGAATTTTACACCAAAGAAACGGACAACATCAGCAGGTACAATATACTCACCCTCTGATAATCGTGCAGGAATATCATCACGTACCTCTACAGGAAGGGAACCGGGAGGTACATCATTACCTGACACTGGGTCTCTTGTCTCAGCTTCGCCACCTAGAGCAAAAGCCATCTGTGTTTGGTTGTTCATTGTTAAGCCTCCTTGGGCGAATTTTTTTAATTCTTCTTCATACATAAACCCACCCCCAGTTGCAACATCTGCCACTGCTGGGTATTTAAAATTTCCATCTACGTCAGTATCTTTATGCATTCCACGAGTCATAGCTTCTTCCATAAGAGCAATATAACCCTCCTCATCTCCACCTAACCTGTGGCCTATCTGTGAACTATCAATAATATTTACCATATTTTCTAAGTCTTTGTTGGAAACATCTTTAAGTATTTTAGGATTTTCTTCAATTTTATTAACTACATCTACAACAATGTTTCCAATATTATTAGTAAGCTCATCTGCATATTTTTCAGTAAGTAAAAGTTTATTATCTTTACGTGGTGATGGAGGTAAATTTTTAGAAATTTTATAGATTTCATTTTGAAGTTTACTTCTTTCTTTAGTAAGCTTTTTAATAGAGCTTAGTGTTGTATTAAAAAACCCGCTACCACCAGCAGTTTTTTTAGCTAGTGGTGTAACAACATCATCTAATAAACTAGCATCAGATGCTGCTACCCCTGCACCTATTATTGCAAGAGGAGTTTTTTTCATAAACATTCGTTTACTTTGATCTACAGCACCTGCACTACCACCAGTCATTATTTCTGTTATAGCATCTACTGCCTCGTCTATACCAGACTGTACCCCTTTAGCTAATGGCTTTGCAGCTAATGCTCCTGCAATAGGTAAGCCTGCTGCTGCTGTGTCTGTTATAGCATCTACGTATCTACCTTCTCTGGTAGATTCACCAGCATCTTGCAGCCCTACAATAGGATTAATTAGTTGATTAGCTTGACCAAGACTACCTGCGTATGGGCCTAAGTAATAACGGATAGCATCTTCTAGTTTTTTACTTCTTTCTAGTCCACGTTCTCTATTAAAGAAATCTGTTACTTTATTTAAAAGGTCCGGTTCTATTTCTTTTTTACCAAAAGCTTCATCTGTTTGATCTTCTACAGAACCTCCTTGGGCGTACTTTGCATTTCTATTAGATTTTTCTAAAGGATTAAACTCAGCATCTTTATACCTAATAACAGCAGAGCTATTTACACCCTTACCTTCAGGTCTATCTACTAGCATAGCATAACTAATATTTCTTTTGTCTTCTATATTATTAATGTAAGGAACATGGGTATAACCTTGTTCAGCAAGTCTTCTTCGTATGATTTGCATTTTTTCAAAGACTTGCCCATCCTTAATCTTATCCATTTCTTTAACTAAAAATTTATTCAACCCTTTTTCTGTCCAAGGTTTTTTACCATCTAAAAAAGGTTTGTTTGTTTTTAATCTTAATTGATAAGTTCTAGCTCCTTCAGTATCCTCAGTCTCACTTTTATTAAAGTGGCGATCTGCTGCAGCTTTAGTAGTTCCTACATGAACACCTAAAAAATCATGGGCCATATCAGGATTATCAAAAGATTGAAAACCTCCATACTGTTGAACAGCTTCTTTTAAAGTTATACCTCTTGCTGCTGCTTTTTCTGTATAAACTTCATCTGGTAGTTTAAATACTTCTATTTCTCCACTTGGATCATACTTTCCTGTAGAATGAAAACCCGTTTCATTAAAACCTAAATTTAAAGCAGCTTGAGTTTGAACAGTATTTTGTTTACCTTTACCTTTACCCATTTGTTCTTTTGTGAGTTTTCTTTCTAATGTACCTAAAGGACTTTGTTGTAACCTACCTTCAATATCTTTTAATTTAGAATCAATTTTTTTATTTGCACCAGAAAGAATAGCATTACTTTCATTTATAGCTTGTTGTATCTTGTATAAATCTATTTTTCTTGCTTGTTTTGTTCCTACATCTACAGCACCTTCAATAACATTACCAACCAATTTTCCAGCAGGAATAATACCCGAAGCAATAACAGCATCACCAAGTACAGACTCCCTAGCTTTAGTTACTTGTTCTGGCGTTGCATTCTTATAGTCAGTTTTAAACATTTCTTGTAGTCTGGTGTCTAAGTCTTTAAATAAAAAGTCTGTAGTTCCAACAGCAAACTCTTTAAAACCTTCTTTAGCAGTTTCAATTGGTGCAGATACAAACTCTTTAGCACCCTCATACATACCAATGCCCATATTCTTTAAAAAAGTTATTTCGTCTTTATTAAATTGTTTACCTATTTTTTCTCCAAGACTCTCATACTCATTGTCTAAACCAATTATGTTATCAGCTATAAGTTCTCCATAACCCATACCTTTAAAAGCCATTTTGGTTTGATCTTCTACAGAACCTCCGTGGGCATACTTTTTATTTACTGTTATATCTACTTTTCTTGTAGGTGTTTTTAGTTCATTAGCAAAATACTCAAGCCATATTTCAGGAGAAGCGGCATTATAAAAGTCCCCATTATATGCTGCTTTTAACATACCGGAAAAAGTTGTAGGTAAACCCCTATCTTCATCCCCTGTTTTAAACTCGTAATCATCCCTTGCTTTAAATTTATCAGGGAAATCTACTGTGTAATAACCGCCTAATGTACTACGTACTTGTTCTTTAGGGTCAGAAGCTTTAAGAATAGTTTCAAAAAAACCTAAATTACTTCCACTTCTATAAGCAGATACCTGTGAAACATCAGAAGGTGAGACTTTAAATTGCTTTGATCTTTTATCAAGCTTACCTTCTGCCCTTAATTTTTTATTTTTTGTATTATCTTTTTGTTGTTCTGATAAAAGAATAATTTGAGCTAACTGATCAACAGTAAAATCATTTTCAGTTATGGTTGAATCTTTACCAAGTAAGTTTTCAACAAGCAGTCTTGCATTAGTAGGTATAATTTTTTTATAGATGCCAGATAAACTAAAAGGTTTTTCTTCTAATTCATATCTTTTTTTAATATTTTTTATTTTATTTTCATACTCAATATCTTCAGGTTTACGTTGTTGTTCTCTATATACATCAGCAGCAGATTTTGGAACAAAAGCTTCATCTGTTTGATCTTCTACAGAACCCCCTTGAGCAAATTCTTTTGGTTTTTTAGTTATATATTGTTTAATAGCATCTAAAATTTCTTTTTGTTCTGAACTATAAAGATTGTTTTCTGTTTCCTCATCAAACTGATTAAAAACATATCCTCTAAGTAATTCGGGGTATCCTGTTCTTTCTGACCAAGAGTTAAAATCTCTTTCTTCATTGAGATTTTTTTTATGGTATTTGTATCTTTCTTTCATTGTTTCTAAAGAAACAGAATTTTTAAAATCTTTGTATTTTTTTGAAAGATATTTATCTTTATTGACAATATGATGAGAGATAATATCTCCTGCAATATCTTCAGGTCTTACATCTTTAAATATTTGTAGCCCATACTCTTCTAAAGGTATGTCTTTAGGTCGGGGCATTTCTAAAGAACCAATTTCTCCCGGAGGAAAATGCTCTAGATAATAAGGACTATCTTTATTTGGTGTGTCTACTATTTTATAATCATACTCATTTAAAATAGGATACATTTCTTTTGCAGCCTCATAACTACCCATCAGCATTAACTTTTAATCTAAGCTGCTTTAGAGCTTGTAATGCGTATATCTGTCCCTGTACCCTGTACATAACATGTTGCTCATCTGATTGAGCAAACTGTTTGTAACTAGCTTGAATACGTTCATCCAGTTCAGCTTCAAATGCAGTCCATGCTTCAGGATTATTTACTAATAGTTTTAAACTCACTGCATTGGTCCTTGTCCAGTGTTAGCTGAGAAGCCCTGTTCTCCCGGTGTAGGGGCTGTACCTGTACCTATGGTACCCCCACCACTGCCTTGGGTATCTTGTACCTGTACGCCTGCTGGTGGCTTCTGTGGGCCTCCCGGTGGTGGTGGGCCTGCTCCTGCTGGTGGAGCTGGGGGTGGGTTTTCTTCTTTAAACTTCTTAAGAACTTCAGCTTGTACTGCAGCATCAGCCATATTATTAACTAGTTTATCTGGGTCGAGGTCCATAGACTTAGCAATCTCACGCACAATGTAATCCATTTTAGCAAAAGGAGCTAGTACAGGATTTTGTACAACTCCAAGAAATTGCATTAATCTTTGACTACGTACTTCGTTAGCCATAAGACTTTCAGTACCACGGGCTTTAACTTCAAGATCACCTTTAATTTCTTCATCATAATCAAACTGCATGTTGAAGTTAAAGAATGCTTTAGCTAACGGTGCTAGTAGATAGTCATCAACATTCTTAACTACATTTCGTATAGAACCATTAGCAGCAGACATAAGCATACTAATACCAGAAGCTGTACGTCCAACACCTGAGACTCCTGTCTGCCCATGAGCAAAGCTAGGAAACCCTGTAGATTCATCAGCTAATACTCTGGCTTTGTCAAACATCTGCATGTTTTCGTTAGATACATTGGGAAACTTAGTACCAAAGATTGCCTGTCCGGGTGCACCTCCTTGGCGTCTAAAGACTTTTCCGGGGTATACTGATAGATCTTGTCCCGGAACTAGGTTAGTCTCATCTACTTCAATCAGCATATTACCTGACAGTGCAGCATTATCAACAGCCATACGCATAAAGCCATTCATTAAGGTCTGAGTATCATCCATGTTCTCAGCAATACCTACACCAAAAAGACTATAAGGAGTTACTTCGTATGGTACTGCATAATAAGGAATGATAGAAGGAGTGAATGGGTTCATAACTAAACGTAATACTTTACCATTACATACCCAGATATTTACACTAACTTGATCCATGTCAGCTAGATCAGAAGGTACATCTACATCATGCCCTTCAAGAACATCTGTATCTACACTACCCCAAAACTCAAGGACTTCAAAACGTTCAGCTTTGGACTCTTGAGTATCATCCTCCATTGCCTGTTCCCACCACTCTTTTATGTAGGATTCCCCTACTTCTATAGCAGTATCAATAGCATTGGATCTAAAAAAAGGACGTCTTTTAAGTGCTCTTATCTGAGAACGAGACATCTTATGACGTTCTACAACATACTCAGCCTCATCCATATTAGCTGCATCAGGATCAGGGTAGAAGTTCCAAAGAGATACACTGGAAGTTTGAGGAATAGTTTTAATTGTTGGGGTATACTCTCCCTCCTCATTCCAACTAGGGTATTCTTTGTCTATAGCAAATGGACCTTTCATAACACCTGTACCAAAAAGAGCACACTCAAATGCAGCTACACGTAATTGTTTATTAGCATTAGACTCCTCTAGTTGATCATGAATTTTCTTTTCCATTTTCTTAGCTGCAACCATTGCAGGATGAAATGTAACTTGTGTAGGAGTAGTACCTACCCCCTCTTTTAATTGATCTATTACTGGTTCTAGTTTTTCAGTTAAACCAGCAAGACGTTCTTTAAGTTCAGGCATAGTTTCACCCGGAAGAAGTTTTGTTTCTTCTGTTGTAGGTGCTCTAGCTTTTTTAATTTCACTATTAGATTCAAAATGAACTGCTTCTTCTACTCCTTCAGGAAGAATTGTAGGATCTACAGTAACTGGAAATTTATTGTTGCCAAAGAGTACTTCAATGATTTGACCATATGCAGCTAGTACTTTAGTCTTAGTAACTTTAACAAATACTTGAGATTTTTCTGTAGAAGTAAACTGTACATCAGGACCATATATACCACGATAATTTCTATATGCTTGAATCCAACGAGTTTCTTCTGTCTCACGTGCATCAGAAGCTTTCTTGTAATGTTTTTTAACTAAATCTACAACATTACCTGCAAGAGGATCACTATAAGTATCTTCTTTTATATCTTCTAAAGAACTAGCATCCTCAGAATCCATTATCATGCTTTCTTCAAATTCGTCCATATTATTTCCTTAATAACCGAAAGTTGGGTCACTTGCTTGAAAGCCACTGTTTTGTGTGGCTGGATCAAAATCAAACAAACTACTTCTTGGTCTTGTCATTACACCATAACGCAAAGCATCATACAGGTGGTCTTCTGAGTGTGTGTCTACATCTTCTGGATTGTTTTTGTCAAGTGGTATTGCAGGTATCTGTGAAATACTATTACTACAAGTATTAAAAAATACTAGTCTTGGTTCTTCAGTAAACTCATCTACTTGTAATCTTCTGTGTATTTCATTCTTTCCAGCAATCCTAGAGCCTTTAGATCTATCTGCAGGTCTCCAACGACAACCTTTCATAATCATCTGTTCAGCTAGGCTTGGACCTGTATCCCCACGTCTATGCCACAAGGAGGAGTCAAGAACTCCATACCGTATTTTTTCTTCACCTTCAGCCTCTAGTACCATGTCAGCTAAGTCAGTAGCTATTACTTTTGATACGTACATCTCACGGTAAACTATGAGTTGTTCATCAGGTGCTACTGCTATCCATACAACCCCTGAGTAAGAACCATATCCATAGTCACAGGCTCTAAACCTTGACCAACTTCTAGGTATGTCAAAAGGTTCTATTACATGGATGTTTCTATTCCACTCAGGAAAAGCAGCACCTTCATTTACATCCCAGTTACCTTCTAGTAATTGCTTACGTTGATGCTCTGGTAGTGATAATAGATTAGCCTCATAAAGACCGTCATCTGCTAGATAAGGATTATCAAATAGAGTAGCAGGTATAAACCTGCGTTTAAATAATGGTTGGCCTTCTTTAGTATGTCCTTTAGGCCAAGCAATTCGTTCTCCTGTTTCTGGATCAGTAGCATCAAAGCTTGTATTATTTGGTGCAGGATCTACAAAGGTTTTCTTTACCCACATATGCCCAGCTCCACCGGGGTTAGTTGTAGCTCTTTGATATAATTCTAACCCACTATTTTTAGTTGTCCGAAGACGTGACCTCATATAATTCCAAGGATAAGGGCTAGGCCATTGTGTAAGTTCATCAAAACCAATCCAGTTAAAAGCTTGCCCTTGGTACCTTTGTACATCATCATCCCTATCTAAATATGATAACCAAAGAGTAGCCCCACTAGGAGCTACCCACGTCTTGTCTCTTTCCATGAACTTGATCCCCGGAATTGCTTTAGGATAAAGTTGTTTTGAGACTGAGATAAGTTCCCTGAGTTCTTCTGTGCTTCTTCGTACAAGTAGCATAGAAGATAAAGAATTATTAAAATACCTAACAGGATCGGCCAACATAGCAAAAGACTTACCACCACCAGCCGCCCCTCCATATAGTACCTCCTGTTCTGACGCAGACAAAAAGTCTGTCTGTGGTCCCGGATTAGACTGAAATATTACTTCTTGAGCTTGCTCAACCTCTATCGGCGATGGCTTCGGGGTTGCGGGTATGGTTATACTCTCTGGCTCCGATACGGTTTCTTTCAAGGGTTGCCGCTTTTTGTGCCGCCTCTTTGTAGCGTTGAGCGTAATACTGTTGCGTTGAAGCTTCTGCCTTACGTTGTCGTTCAAGTTTAACTCTTTTCATTAGACCTACGTGAGAGATATATCTACCAGACTTCTCACTTAACCAGTTAGCTACATCTCTGTAGCTGTATTGTTTTAGAAATCTTTTTGCTTCTTCTAAAGTTTCTAACTCTTCTGGAATTGGTAGTAGTATATCATTATCTTCAGGGTCTTGTCTATAGCCAAATGGAATTATTCTACCTACTCTAACGACAGGAAGCCATTCGTATTTATCATCAACCATTTTAGGTTTGGGTAACTTCCAAGTTTTATTTATCTTCATTATTCTTCGGAGGTAAAATAAATACTGGGCTATCGGTTTTTACTTCAACTTTGTCAGTCTTAACAAAACCTGCTCTGTCAAGAAAGTCTTTAGCTGCAGCCATCTTTTCTTTATTGCCAAGATCAGTAGGGTTAGTCATTACTTGCATCATTGAATATGCAGCTTTACTACCGGCAGTAGCAATAAACTTTTTAGTAAGTTCTGTAATCTCATCCTGCAATACAGCAGTAATAGTTGTAGAAGATACAGTATCAGCATATCCTGCAAGACGTTTAGCTCTTACAGGATCACCTTGTGCAGATTCAAAGAGTACATCAAGGAATAGCTGTTGTTTAGGTGTAAGTTTTCTCATTCGCACTCACACTTTTTACAAGTGCAATCACGATTAAGTAGTGCACACCAGATACGTTGAAAGTATTTTCTCATATTTTCTTCCTATAAGGTTTTATTTTGGCTGCAACTTTTTTCGGTTGAGCCACAAACTGTTTACCCTTAGCAGTGCCTTTTCTCTTGGCTCTAGTGGTAGAAGCATACTCAGAATCACTAAGAGACTTAATAGCCCTCTTAGGTAGATACCTTTCGCCTGTGGCCTTTGGCCCTTGTGTTGAGGGCTTACCACTCTTAGTAGTCCACTTCTCTTTAGTCCACCTGTCAAGACTTTTTTGACTTTTACTTTTTACCATTGTGTTTTTTCTGCACAGCAAAATTTGCAGTAAGTGATGCACCTTTATGAGGTACAAACTTATCTGCGTGTTTCATAAGTTTAAGACTACCATCGGTTTGTTTCATCCAATGATAGCCTTTAGGTGCATCTACTTTCATGAAGTGTATCCCCCGCCTTTGGCTTTATATTTTTTGGCAACCATTTGAGCTTTACGAGCCGACCACTGTCCGGGCTTTCCACCTTTGCCACCAGCTTTAACGGAGGCAACAAGAGACTTACGCATAGTAGGCTTAGTATAATTACCAGCCGCATTAACGCCTGTCTTCTTCTTTGTAGAACCTGTACTCGATCTCACCACGATGTATTCCTATATCTTTGAGCATCTGATCTGACAAGTTATTTAACTGCCGATACTCTCTGCGTTGTTGATGGTATTTCTGTATTCTATTTACTAAGCTTCTAAACATGGCTATCTCCTTTTACCAGAGACAGTTATACCACACTTTAGTGTATCATACTACAGACAATATTGCAACCCCGTTATGCATTTTTCTTTTTGAGATTATCCATTTGTGTTTTAACCATACCACCTAGATTATAACTCATAACACCGGGTTTAGCCATGGCTTTATTATTCATCCCCATAGGTTTTTTCTTCATCATATTATTACTAGCCATACCACCCATATTCATCTTACCAACACCGTCAGCAGCATAAGCTGGTACCTTCTTGCCATCTTTCATAACCATAGGCATTGAGCCACCTTTGTTGTAGCTTGACATTTTCTTTTTAGTTCCGTACATTTTATTTTCCTTTATTTTTTCCAAATGCAATAGCTTCTTTTAATGCTCTCATTATAGCTGCTTTACGTGCAGGAGTATCAGCAAATTTTGCAGCTTGTCTTGGTGTTGATTTTGCTGCAGAACCTTGAGCACTACTTTCTTTAGCTGCTTGTATTATTGGTTTTTTAATTTCACCTTTTAATTTTTTTATTGCATTTTGAGCTTCTTTACTTAAGCCATTTATAGGCCTAGTAAATACCTCTAAGTCTTTTTCAGAAACTTTATCTTTTTTGTAAGCATCGTATGCTACTTTAGCTATTGCTGCACCTGCACCTATATTTGCAATTTGTGCAATACGTTTAGCTACTGGTGTTATGGTAGGCTTAACAGGAGTTTCTGTTAGTTTCTTAGGTGGTTTCTTAGGTATAGATGTAGACTTTGGTCCAACCTTACCATAATTTTTCATCTTACTAAGAGCAATCCTTCTGCCTAATGCAGACTGACCTCTACCTCCTGCAGTAGTCATTAGACTACCACCTGTTTTTGGTCCTGCTCTACCAGCACCGGGTTTAATTTGAGAAAGAAGATTAGGTAAATCTTTTTGAGTAATTGGTCTTGCATACTTCTTATAGTCTTTAGCTATTCTAAAACCGTTCTTTTTAAGATATTTTTTAACTGTTTCAGAACCTACTTTAACTGCTATACGTCCTAAGACCATTATTATAGGTACAAATGCTGCCATTTTTTCTAAACCTCTATGTCTAATCTACCACTTGACTTTGTGGGACCAATATTTTGCTGACAGTTTGCTCGTTGTCTTCCCTTGTGCATCATGTCTTGCGTAGTAACTTTTTTTACGGGCTTTATCTTTTGCTGTCTTGGGAGCCTTACCTGCCCCCTGAACTCCCTGCTGCCCAAACCTGATAAATTTATAGGTATCTCCTTCTTTAGCCATAACGCAGTGGGATTTAGTTTTATGTTTAGGAGTTCTCTTAGGTTTATTAACACCCTTGAGTCCTTCCTTCTTCATCTTAGTTTTTACTCGTTCAGGTATAGCCATATTAATATCCCATAAATATTGGGGGAAACACTGACGCCCAGCTTAACCCCCAATTTAAATTATTTGAATAATCAAATATGACGTCTATGCAAGAATCACTCTTACTGTAGCATTACTACTAGTAGCCCTCAACAAGTTCATTTTAATTGTTGATGCTGTAGGACTTAAAGTTTTTGCTTCTGTAGGATCTACAGCATTAGGTACAACAAGAACATGTGTTGTAGGTACATACACTACAGAATCATCAGAAGGTGTAAGTAGCCTTGGAACTTCAAGTATCAAGTCATTGCCTGTTACAATATCTGCCTCTGCTGTAGTAAAACTAACATAGATTGGAAGAGTTGTATGCAGATAAACCATACTGTTATCACTAACATCTACATGTAAAGTAGTGGTACTAACAGTTAAAGCAGTTTGCACACTCCATCCTAGAGAAGTACTTGCTCCGTATAAGTTAGATTGATATATCATTGATTATATCCTTAATGTACTGAGTATTCTAGCTCAACAGTAAATCTACCTGCAGAGGCATCACCATTTAATGTAGTAGTAGCAAATACATACAAGAATTTGTTTGCAATAGCTGCTTGCACCAATGGATCAAAGACATGATATCCTGCTGCATCCAAGTCAATGTCAATCTCAGTTACTGAGTCAGTAGCAGAAACACGGGGATTAAATGATGCAACACCTGCACCTACAACTTCTGTACCTGAAGATACAACAGCAGCATTAGTAGCAATTCCCGATGTAGGATTAAGTGCTAGACCACCTACAAGTGTTGGTCCTGCAACAGTAGTAATAAATACTACAGCACGATGAATAAAGAATTTAGTTGGGGTTACAATACCTGATGGAGTAGATGTATCTAGTGTACCTAGTTCTACTAAACAGTCTCCATCTGCATAAGCAGAAGCTGTATCTGTAGATGCAAGAGTTCCTACAAATGTCTG